AAGAATCACCAACAACAAAAGCATCAGCCGGAATTGATAAAGAACCAACACCGCTTCCAACAATTGACTGTTCGCCGGTTGTGTTAATAGTTGAACTATTTGCCGTTTGCGCATAATTTCCAATGCCAATATCAGAAAGATAAGCAACCGTTCCGTCTTTATCCGGCCAAGTTGCAGTTCTTTTTGTTGCCGTTGCTATTGTTGAAACATCAAAAGCGATTTGTTTACTGTTATCAACCGCATTATAAACAGAAAATTGATTATCATTTAAAAGAATTTGAGCATCATTAATTTTTCTCCATACACCGGCTTCAGATAAATATAATCCGGCTGCCTTATAATTTAATAGAAATCTTGAACCGGTTGGATTTAATACCATCCAAAATTCACCTGGAACGGCACTTGAAACCGGCAAATCAGCGTAAATTGATACTTCACCCTTCCAACCGGTAAATGCGGCTTGTTGCGCCCTATCTAAATGTATAACGGGTAAAGCCATAATTTATTTAAGTATTAAAGGAAATTCAACTGTTCCGGTTGTGTTCAATTGTGCATCGTAATTAATTCTAATATACAGCCAATCAAGGTGCGTATCATCAAAGGCTTGGCCAATTAAAGCATCAACAACCGGTGTATCATAAGGAAAGAAATCAATATTATTATTTGAAACCTCAATTGTATAGGTCGGTGTTGCATCTAATCCGGCAATTGTTGGTGCAATACTCCAGCCGTATTTATAACAAATAGCTTGTGAAATACTCGCTTCGGTTACACTTGCATCGTGTGAAGTACCATCAGAAAATTGAAATGTTAGTGTTATTGGATTGCTCATATTGCTGAATTAAAATGTTTTCTTCTACCTTCAAAGGTAGGATAAAGAGTTGAATTATCTGAAATAAATTGTTGAATTGATCGATAACTTTCAATTGAACGGTTGTATTTATTATAAGTTCCGTAACTTTCAGCCAATACCATTTGTGAATTTTCAGAATCACCGCGAACCATTCCGGTTGAAACTGATTTATTTAAATTGTACCTATGCCATTCAAAATATACAAAACTCATTAATAAATCTTTTATTCCTTTGCTTGTTTGTGGACCGCATAAAACGTGATCAAAACAAAACGCTTCAAATATATCTAAATAGATTTGCGTTTGTGGAACTTGTGGAGTGCCAACTGTTAAGTCTGCAATAAATAAAGTGTATAATTCACAACCAAGTAAATCTTGTAAAGTGTTTATTTCAACATCTTCAATCATTGCATCAAGTTCGGTTTCCGCTTGTAGGGTTAACGCTATATTATAAATCGGATTATCTGTAAAATCTGAAGGTTGTAAAATTGCCATTTTTTATTTTGTATAAATGAAGTCAAGAATTTGTTCTACTTTTTTTTTTTACCTTTTTTGCCTTTTGTGTTTTCACTTGGTTTTGAACTCCCTTTTGAATGCTTTTTTGCTTTTCCGGAATCAATCCAGGCTGAAACATTCGCATTTGGCACTTCAAAAACTACTCCTTTTGCGCCAAGTGTTCGGTGTTCAACTAATAAAATTAATTTTGTGGTTTCCATAACATCTTTTTTTTAACTACAAAAGCGCACAACCAATGAAGGAAGTGCGCGATTATAAAGTAAATTAATACTATGGTTTCAATATAGCTGCAACCGCTGCTGTAATTGAAGGAATGTGCATAAATGCGTTAGCATCTACATTTCTCACTCTGAAGTTTAAACGCTCGTAAGCCTTAACAGTAACTAATTCCTTTTCGAAATTTTCTCTGTTTTCAAAAGCTAATTCAACCGTTGCACCTCTACGTTGGTAAATTGTTCCTTTAGAAGAATCAAAGATATACGCTTCATTAACCGGTACTAATTGGTTTGCGATAACTCTCATTGCTCCGATATTAACACCATCAGAAGTGATCCAATTCGGCACCATATAATTTCCATCTGCATTTTTCAACAACTGCATTTGAGTAGCATCAACCGGGTTTAATAAAACCGTGTTTGCCATAAATTTGTTGTTTTGTCCGAAGTCAGAAATTTGAGCAGCACCAACTTTGATTAAATCAATAAGTGTAGCATCTTGTATTGCTAAAGCATAACTTCCAGCACCAAATGTTGAAGCAACCGCATCAACTGAATTTGTTTCCGGATAAACTCCCGTACCTAATAAAAGTTGTGAATCTACTTTTAAAGCAACATCTGTTGAAACTAAGTTTCTGATTTCACCTTCTACAAAGTCATAATCGTCAATCATATCAACGCACAGATCCACATAGTCGCGGATTTTTGTGATTTGAAGTGTTCTAACTTGCCACGTTACTTTTGAATTATGCGTTGAAGCAGCACATCCAGCAACATTTTTTGCATCTCTTACAACTGTTTCTTGGTCATTGTATTTCAAATATTCAGTTGAAATAGCTTGAACCGGAAACAAAGATTTCATCAATGCTTGTCTTGTTGCGATTTGGCCAACTCCACCTTCCATCATTGCAAAATCAGTTCCGGAAGTAATATCCGCAGCCGATTGACTTGCTTTGATTTCTAATTTTACCGTTCCGCTTCCGTTTTTCAATACATCTTTAAGGTTGCTTTCATTTTCTTTCAATCCTTTAAGAACTGCCATTGTAAATGAAACATCTTCTTTTGAAGTTGAAATTTCTACTTGCTCAACTAATTTTGCCATTGCTGAACCTTGCGCTTTTAAAGTTGATTTCATTGCTTCAAATTCTGAAACTTTAAGTCCTTCAACCAAAGTTTTTAATTCAGCAACGTCACTTGCGTTTGCTTTTTCTGAAATTGATTTGTTCAATTCCGTTTCTTTTTCTTCTCTGTGCTTTTCTAAAGCGGTGTGATAGTCGTTTATTTCAACTTCACTCAATTTGCTGATTTCTTCAGCGTTTTTTCTTGTAAACATTTTCTTGTTTGTTAAATTAATAAATTATTTCTTAAATTGTTATTCTTATTCTTATGTTGAGTGTCTTTCAACGGCTCATTTGGTTGAGTGGATTGCTCCGGCTCAATATCTTTTGCTTCAATGGTTGGTGTTAATTCGTTGCTACCTTGTAACACCGCACTAATTTCAACCAATTTTGCTTCCTTGACTGCATAGAAATAGCCTAATTCTTCGGCTTTTTCTTTGTTTCCTATCTTGTCAATGTTATCTTTCCACGTTTTAAATTCTGCTTTGTGGTCCTTATCATTAACCGCAAAATCTATTTTAACATAATACATTCCGACCGAATGTTGGTCAATATTTCCATCCTTGTATTCCTGGAATATCAAATTGTTATAATCTTTTCTTATATCTGAATCCATCATTAAGGCCGTAGTTGTTCCGGCTTTCTTAATTCCTAAGTCGGACCATTCAACCGTTTCTTCATAAATCTTTGAAGGATTACCAACTTTCGCGGTTATCTTTTGTTCGTGATCGTGTAAATGCCAAATTTTATTTTGTCTTTCTGAAATAGATTTTCCAAAAGTACCTTCCAAATGAACATCACCGTGTGAATCTAACCAATTATAAGTGTTACCAATCACCGTTCTTTTAATAACATTGTCTGTATCGTGTTCCTTTGAAGTGCTTAATGCTTTCAATGTTGAACTGTTTTCAGCTTCCGTTGTTGTTGGTGTTGTATGTTTAACAACCGCTTTTTTAAACTCAATTATTTCTTTGTTATGCTTAACAAGATAATCAATTTCTTCTTTTTTGGTTGCAAATATTTTGCCGGTTACTTTCATTTTTTAATCAGTTTATTTTCATTCAAAGATTTAATCTTTGCTTTCTTTAACTTTTCAATTTGTCCTTTACTCAATTTCTTGTGTTTCATTTCCAACAATTTCTTTAGCTTCATCTTCTGAATAATCAAGTGAACGCATTAATGAAAATACTTTTTGCTCATTTGATATTTGCGCCTCTAAGATACTAATAAATATTTTGCTAATCTTTTCTTGTTTCGCGGCTCTCTTATCTTCATCTTCGTGAAGTACCGGAATAGACGAAAGGTTTTGCCTAATTTCATACGTTGTATTATCTTTTAAATTCCAACCAGGAAGCAACCATTCACTTAAACTGTGAATATCTTTTTCATTTACCGGAATAACTGCGTTGGTAAACATTGCTTTTTCCGCTTCTTTTCGGTTGTTATAAGTCTTATTGGCCGGATCATTAAAGAGTGAACTATCAACACCGTACAAATTACAAAGGTCGCGCAATTTCATCACCGCGCTTTCAATTATCTTTAGTTGTGTTGCATCCATACCCATTTGGATAAAGTCAACATTCGCTGAAGTTGCAATTGCTTTTCCAAACTTACTTGCGCCCATCATTCTATTGTCAGCCGCTTGTTGGATTTGATTTCTTTCTTCGGGTGTTTGTGCGCGTTCAGAACGTGAAGTTATTAAACCTCTAATTCCTTGATTTCGTACCAAAACAGATTGTGCGGTTTTGTTATCATTTGAAGCAACCAAAGAAAGTAAACCGGCTTGTAATGGTGATAGGCCCAAACAAGAAACCATTCCATAATCTGAAGGATTGTAAAACTTAACGTGGTTCATATCTTCAACCGGAACAATTAATTTATTCTTTCCAAGTTCCAATTTATATTGTTTAGGTATGTAGTTAAAATCTTCAACCATACAATCAATCGTAATAATGTTATTATTCACCATTATAATTTCTTGAAATGCTTCACCGAATCCAGGAGTTCTTCGGCCACGTCTAAAAGTGTTCCCTTTTGTTAATAAGTTTGTAACAGATTGCTCCACAAAATCGTGAATGTTTTGTTGGTCATTTGGTCTTTTGGTTACAATATCGAACAAATCACCTTCAGTAACCCTTTCCCAATCATCACCTTCTTTTTTCCAAAGTTCACGCGGAATGTGTTTTGCATTGTCGGCAATCTTTTTAACTATTGAATATACATCACCGTTAGAAATGTAACCCTTTTCAATTACACCTTCGGTCTTGCCAATGTCGAAATTTGAACCTATTTGGTAAACAGACACTTCCGGAATTTCGGTGTTATCTTGAAACCAATTTGAGAATATACCCATTTATAAAATCTTTTTACAAAGTTAAACTTTTTTTTTAATTAATTAATATACATAAAAATGCCGTTGATTTGACATTTCAATTACCCCCGTTAATGAATCTGCACTATCATCATTCTTGTTTGCTTTGAATAGTTTTTTATACAATCTAACGTGGTTAAAAAACTCCGGCCATTTGATATGCCAATCTTCGGGAAATATTAATCTTCGGTTAACGGTTGCGCTATTGGTGTATATTCTTGATTCTTTGTTATGCGTTTGACTGAATACATTTATTGTGCAAGTGTTTACAACCGCCCTTGAAATTGCTTCGGCCCAAAGTCGCGTTCCAGGTGAACGTTCAATATCTGCAACGCCAATATTATCTTTAATCAGCAAATCAATCATTGCGCTTTCAGTAAATTCAACACCTTTTTGAGTGTATAAAACATCAGTAACATAGATATTTGAATCATCGGCATCAGTTGGAATAGCGTAATTAATCGAACAAAGATAATCAACACCACTATCAGCCGAATCGGTGTAATTTTTTCTTTCTTTTACTTCCGGAAGCCTTAAATAAGTTTTAAACGGATAGTATAATAAACCTTCTTGTGAAGTTGGATTGCCTTGATTCATACACTCGAACTTTTCCGGGTCAAGTGTTCGGTCTTTTATTAGTTTTCTTAGTGCGTGTTTTTCCGGGTAAAGCGGTTCACCTTCATTTCTGTTATCTAATGATGTTGGCGGTCCAACCTTAATTGCTTCAAAATTTATCTTAATCCAACCATCAAAACCTTCATCAAGATTGTGAATTTCATCAATAGATTTGATTGTTATAACTTCTTCTTTGTGCTGAATCATTCCTATTAAATCATCTTCGTGCCAACGTGTAAATACAATTAATTGTTGGCTATCATTGTGAAGTCTTTTTGTAACTACTGAAGAATACCAATCCCAAACCGCGTTTCGTATCACCGGTGAATTGCCTTCCATAGCATCTTTATACAAATCATCCATAATCATAACATCAACCGCGTTCCCGGTTAACGGTCCACCTCTACCAACGGCCTTCAATGAGCCTAATTTGTCAACAATTTCAAATTCTTCTGAATTTCTAAGGTAGTTACTTGATACGGTTACAACATTTGATTCATTTAATATTGTTCCCGGAAATATAGAATAATATTCTTTTTTGTCAATTAATCTTTGTATCTGTCTATTGAATTTCTTTGCAAATGTTGAAGAATACGAACCAACGGCAATCTTTGTGTCTGGATTCCTTCCAAGAATATAGGCTGGTAATTGAATTGTTGAACCGGTACTTTTACCGTGTTGCGGTGGTATTGTAATCATTAAATTTTTAATCTTCTTTTCAGCGAATAGATTTAAAACTTCATAATACTTTTTGTGAAATTCAGTTGATTCAAATTCGGGCATTGTCTGCTCGGTAAAATCTAATAAATGAAGCCTTGATAATTCAATTATTGCCCTATCATAATCAAGCATCTTTGCGATTGTTTTTAATATCTCTCAAAGTTTCAATGCTTAGTTTGGAATAATCAACTTCATTTTTAATAACAATGTCCGCTTTACCTTGTTCATTGTCTTTTTCATAAAATCCAATATGCTTTGCGATCATTTCCATTGCCTTTTGTTTATCAATAAATTTAACCTCAATTTGAATTTCTTCTTCGTCTGTTCCTGGAATCCTTCTTGTAACTCTTTTGAATCCGGTGATTAATCTTCTTATTTCGGGTGCAAGTTCTTTTATCTCTTTTGCCGTTAGCAACATCAATTCAGTATAATCACCATCCGCCCAGTTTAGAAGTTCTTTTAAAACATAATCGGAATCAACTTCAGTACGCTTTGAACGGCTTTCTTTTAGTTCAGCAATTTTTGTTTGAACATTAACATTTGTTAACAGTCTTGAAGATTGTGCTTCAGCGGTCTTTACACTATAACCAACGCGAATTGCGGCTTGTGTTGCATTCAAGTCGATCAAGTACTCTTTACAAAACATTTCTTGCTTATCCGTTAGCTTTCCCATTAAACAAAGTTAGTGTTTATTTATTTTGTTTTTTTATTGTACCAAAAATAGGTATCTTTTCCTTCTTTATCTTTACAATTAAAGTCACCATAGGTTTGATGAAATTCACTTGGTTTCGCGGTGAATCGGTAACATTCTTTTTTGAATTTACATTTGTTATTATTGCACATACTAATATCCGGCATAACTTTTAATTAATTGTTATTTCTATTCCCCATTTTAACCATATAAATTCTAAGCCTCTATTTCCGTTCAATGTCTTTGAGTAGGTAAATTTGATTGTAGGTATTAAATAGATTTGATAGCCTACAGTAAATAGTTTTATCATATTATTCTTTTAAATATCTTTCGATTAAAATATATGCGATAATAGCTCCTGCTAATACCCAACTAAATATTACCATGCTAACCATGAAATTCTGTTTTATCTAGTTTAAAAGTTCCCTTTCCACTTTCGTAGAATGAGCATAAAATATACTTCTTAGTTTCATGGCTAATGTATATCTTTTGTTCTTTGTATGTGTATTCTTTACTCCAGTCCATTTCTTTAAATTCTTTTATCATTCTGCTCTATTCTATTTCTGTTTAACTTCTGTTCGTCTATCTCACAATTAGTAACCACTTCAAATATGAAGTTATAGGGCAAGTATTTCCACCTCTGAATAAGTGAGGCATACTGTAGGGCTTTATAGTGTTTACGTTTAATCTTCATTTTTCTAAAATAGATTTAAAATAACTTATTTTACCTATTAGCTTCTTACCTTCTTCTGTTGGCATCTCTCCCCTCTTTACTCT